GCTCTTCTGCTAGTTTCTGCGTTTTCCGTGTGTAGTCAGCTTCACGTTGGTAGCCTCGGATAAGTTCTTCCTTTGGGACTTCGATTTCTTTGCCATCAACTTTGACAACAAACTTCTCATCCCTTAGAGCTTCTTCTTCAGCTTCCTCTTCTTGGCCTTCTACTTCCTCGGAAGTTTCCTCTGCTTCTTCTTGCAATTCCGCAGATTCCATCTCCTCAGACTCAGATTCGGATTGCTCCTCCTCTGGTTGCGCCTCTGCACCAGTGTCAACACCCTCTTGGCTGTCTAGCATGGAAGCAAAGCTTTGCGCTGCTTGGTTTACTGTAATCGAACCGACTGCACTTGCGTTATCGGACATATTTACCTCTTAGTTTAACAATCATTTGTTTGGGGGTCTACCCCGTCTGCGAACAAGGGCAACTTCTGCCATCTTGCCCGTATCCATAACAGAACGTAACTTAGCTCTGAGAATATCAACTGTTGTCAGAAGCAAGTAAGCTTGCTCTCTAACTGGTCCTTCCATTAGTTTGGAAGAACGAATCTCACGATAACAGTCATCTTCTACTCGCTTAAGCATTTCATTCAGAAGTTCATCTTCTAAAAGCAACTTAGCTCTGTCTCCTCTTGCGAGGTTAATTTCTAGATCGTCCATTTACATCATTGGTTGGGGCTGTTGAGGAGCTTGCGCTTGATTCATTGCAGCCTGTTGACGGATAATTTCTCGGTCACGATTCATTGCGGCATCTATTTCCGCACTTTGAATTTGTACACCATATTTCAATTCTAGCTCATATCTACGCAAAATACCATCTTGTTCAATACGATCTCTTTCTCTGTCATCAGACATAATCATTCTTTCACGATCCAACTGCAGTTCAGCAGCCTTCTTTTGAATGTCAGCTTGAATAGATTGAGCCTGTACTTGAGCCAGCATTTCCTCTGGAGTAGGCTTTGGAGCCTCTGGTTCTGGCAGTTGGAAGTCAGCAGGTAACTGATTAAAGTAATTCTGTGAATCCTTAATACCAGCCAGTTGTAACATCTTGGTTAATGTATTGGTGTACTGTGGTATTGTTACAACAGGATTATTAGGACCTGTTTCTTTAATCAACATTTCCTGACGCATAGCCACTTGATTCAAGATATTGATTCGGTCTTCAATAGTGCCATCACCAACACCCACATTGACTGTTACGTCCATCTTGGAGTCCCATGAACGGGGATCAATTGGCACAAATGTATTACGTAAACGAACCATTCTTGCTCGGTCTTGATTCTCAACAACCAATTTCAAGATGCCAGTAAACAACTTACGCAAACCAGTTTCAGCAAAGATACGGGCAATCATCTCAATGTGCTGATGGGCAGCATTGACTGTTGCCGACACTGCGGCTTTGGTGGTGCTTTGTAGGGCATCTGCATCTAGACCTGCAGCGGCTTTAGAAATGCCTGTACGGGTCTGTTTAATGTCATCCAAGTAGTCAAGCATTGGGAAAGCAGCTTGACCAACAAATGGAGTTGTAAATGGCTGAACCATGCCTGGTGCTCTCATGCGAATAACAGCACCAACTTCAGTATTCAACACATCTTCCATGTTGGCCTGACCTTCCACGATGGCTGTACGAGGGTGGATAGATTGAGCCAAAGAGTCCAAGATACCACGTTGGACATTAGACTTAATACGCTGAATATCCATTACTACGTCAGCAGGACACATACCAAAAAATGTATGTGGCTCTGGATCTGGGCAGAAATCAGCAAATTGTCGGTCATCAACAATCTCATTACGCAGAACCTTGTTGCCTGTTCCTACAGTGCAAATCCTACGCATCTCAGCAATACCATCGCCATCAAAGTCTACCTTTAAGTAGCCTTCAATATAGAGAACACTCTTACTTGATGGATCACCATTGTTGGCGGTACTAATTACAGCAAACGGGTTACGTGCTATGTATTCATCATTGTTGTCAAAGTCATTGCCATTGCCAGCAACTTCAACCATCTCATCGTAGTCATAACCCATAGCGACTAGATCGGAAACAGTTTTCATAGTCCTATGGCCTACAAAAGTAGCTTCATCAATAGACTTTGCTCTTCTGTCAATCAGGAACTCTTCTGGGGGTAGAGCTTCAATCTTTACTTTGCCAGATTTGATTCTGCGCTTGATCTCCACATCGTACATCATGGGTGGTGGAGTCATAATGCCTTGAGCTTCATTCATTGGCTCAGTACCAGGCACTGGATACTCACGCACTGCAGAGATTTCTACGTCTGGATCTTCTGTCAGCATCATCATGCTTTGTTCATCAAGCATAGAGAATGATTCAGCTTTGACTTCTACGGACTCATCCCAATAGTATTTGATAATTCCGCACTTGCGTACTAGAGCATCTTTAAAAGCAGAGTGAAGAATCTTAAAGCCAGGATTATCCCGCTTGAAAATAAAGTCTACATAGTCTGTTGCTTGTTCAGCATTGGCTACATCTTCTGGTCCTTGTGGGGTGAACTCAACCACACGCTCTGGACCAAAAAAGATACGCATCAGGCTAGGCAAGATACCTTGTACTGTATCCCGTACATCCATTGATACTACTTGTGAACGGCCTTCTTCTTCATCACCAAAAGGTGAGCCATAGTAGTAAGAAGTAGCTAATGCACGATTGAAACCAATGTCGTCATCAATAAATGAAATTGCATCTGTAATTTCAGCAGAGATAACGCCTTGCAACTCTTCTTCTGACATCACCTCAGAGTCTTGGGCTTCCGCTTGCATTGTCTCAGCCATCAACATTGGGTTATCTTGTCGCATTATTCTTCTCCATCTTCCATGTTGTATTCAGTCTTAGCCATCATCAACATATTAGATTGACTCTTGGTCATTTTCTTAGTGATAGGGCCACCAGATAACCATGCTGAACAGGTACGATTACCTGCACACTTAAAGTCAAACAGTTCACAGTAACCTAGATTAGCCGCACCCTGTACATCTTTAGCGTAGCCATCAGTCTCTTCATCTATACCCTTTAGGATACAGTCAAGCATCTCTGGAGTCTGGATAAAGGCAGCGCAATTACCACAACGCATGGTTTGGGCTTCTTCAACAGGAGTTTGCCACTCATCTGCTCTCTTCATCCAGAAGTCAATGTTGTCTTCCTCTGGGTTAGCAGGACCATAACCTACATTCTTAAATGCCCAATCACGGGCTTTTAGGTTGACTTTGATGTCATAAGTGGCGATAGGGCATTTCATATTTCTACCATTTTACTTTGTTTGCCCAATATGCAGCACTCATTTTGCCTTTGGCAATATTCTGAGCGTGACGGGCTTTGAATGCTTCGTTTCTTTTAGATCCATCAGGACTACCAGAAACACCTTGTTGACCAAAGCGAATTAACTTCACTTCGTCACCAGACTTAGCCAATACTGCATGGCTTTTTTCTGGATGACCAGGAGTCCTCTTTGGTTTGTTGTAACCAGAGAATTCTTCTGATCCTCGCTTAATCATTTCTTTTTAGCAGTCTTAGCCGCTTGCTTAAAGTCTTTAGCAGTAGGAGCACCCTTACTACCTACTGGACGCATCTTCTCTTTTGAACCAGCTTTGATACGTGCTTGTTTGGCATTGATATTGGCATAGAGTCCAGGCTTCATAACAACTCCGTTACGCTAACTGTTGAAGCAGTAACACCAGAATCTTTGATAACGGCAATCTTGTCACCAGAAGCCACGGGGAAAATTTCAGTTGTATTGTTTGCCAACATTGGGCTTGTCGTAATACTTGCAGTTGGTGCAGAACCAATCTGTATATGACTATGACCTAATGAGCAAGCAACTCGAACATGAGTTGTTGAGGCCGCAAAAGCGGTACTTGCAACACTAGAATTTGTTACTGTAAAAACTTGTGTCGTACCAATCCTAAATACATTAGGGATGGTATTTCCATTGTTATCTCTTGTTAAGAAAGACATAATTTTTCCTTAAGTTACTTTTTGCTTCGGTTGGTTGCAGTTCTACTACCACGTTTGGGCATAGCACGAGCTTCACTCATTGCGATAGCGACAGCTTGGTTACGGGATTTAACCTTCTCACCAGAGGAAGACTTGAGCTTGCCACGCTTGTATTCACCCATTACTTTGCCAATCTTGTTGGCAGCATCATCCATTTTCATAGGAATCTCCAATATAGGTTTCGTGATATTACCATATTTAATAAAAAAAGAGCTACTTGCTTAAGGTAGCTCTAAAATGGCAACGGCAATCAGACCAATCCTCGAATCAACCTTTTAATCGGTTTGCCCCAAGAAAGATTAGATCCCCAAGAGATGGTGGCGGCATCTGAGGCAAATGTCAATACAAAAGCATCAGCCATGTCAGGAGATTTAAGTCCACGCCTTCTAATATCGTCCTTAGATTCAATCTTTATCTTGCCGTTAGATGTAAAGGTGTACCTTACAGTCGCCAGTTCAGCAATGAAATCTTCGTTATTAGGTATCTTGCAGTCCCGCTTCTCAAGCCATGCTTTAGTTTTATGCCAAAGTTCAGCTCTTAAGTTCAAATAAGTACCGCCCATAGCGGGACTTTCTGACACGTTAATTCCACGGGCGGGTAGTTTTAGCTCTCTTAGTCGGTCAACAACACCTGCTCCTAGGCCAATAGAGTCAACCAGAATCTCTGTAGGTCTACTCTTATGGTCACAGGCTTCATACTGGGCGACTACTGCACCTGTTAACTGCATCAGGTCTAGATTTCTCCACCTTTCTAGTGTATGAACCACATTGGATTGACGCTTACACAGAACTGACGAGTCAGAGCCGAACCTAGCCACATCCAATCCCCAAACAATCGGAGCATCTTCGTAGGCTCTGGTGTCTCGGTGTTTGGCAGACTCCAGTAGTTCCATAGGGATAATCGTGTCATCATCACTCCTTGGGAATTCACCCAGAACCCTGATTCTAAAAGCATTACTTTCCTCGCCATAGCGGGATTTCATGTCTTCTACATACTCTTTACTAACCCTAGTAGAGTCCAGACAGGATACCCGCCTAGTCCACCATTCGTCTTTTAGTCTGTTATGTGTGTCAAAAAAGAAGCCAGAAGAACGTACTGGGTTGCCTAGCAGTATCGTCAAAGCATTATGGCCTGACATAGAACCTGCAGCGGCCTCGAATACTGCCTCTGGAACACCAGAAGCCTCATCTGCTACCAACATGACGTTATCAGAGTGGACACCTTGTAGGGCTTCGGGTTGTTCAGCACGAGAAGTCCTTGCAGAGATAAAAGCCTCGGTAGCGGAAGCTTTGAGTTCGATTCTCTCTTGTTTGACATCAAGTAGGTCTTGGATAGGTTTTGGTAGTTCTTTGACCCATCTCTTTAGCTCGGCAAACAAAGCGTCATACAGTTGGGCAGAAGTAGGGGCAGTAACCACGACTTTCACTGGATACCTAGTCAACAAGAACCATAGCATTGCCCAAGAAGCGGTGGTTGACTTACCTACTCCGTGACCAGAACGGATACTAATCTTACGCTCACCAGTAGCGACAGCGTTAAGAAAGTCTTTCTGCCAATCATCGGGTTCTACTCCAAGAACCTCTTTAACGAACAGTGCAGGATCATTTCTGTATAGCTTAATGAACTCGATAAAAGGATTATGAGCCATTGTTTTCCAAGGTTACGACTTCAGCCTGACCCATATGCTTTAAAGCTTGGAGGTGCAGATCACCTAGACTGATATTAACTTGGGTTTTGGCAGTGTCTCCGTAGTTCTCAGGGTCAAGCTTAGAGGCCATCCACTTACGGGTATCGACTTGTAGCCTGGCTTTGTTAACTCCTGAATTACTTGTCTCATCAGCCTCATCTGCTATCTCTAGGGCTTCTTCTGCCAGTTTCTCAGCCTTTAGTTTCCTAGCAGCGAGGACCGCATCCCTTCTCTCATCCGTATGGTTGATCCAGAAAGACAACATTGGCCTAGAACACTCTATAAACTCTGCCAAGCGTCCAATAGTCATTCCTTGAGCTATGTGTGCGGTAACGAACTCAATGCCTCCTAGAGTCTCTATCTTCTTCTCCAAAGCTCTCCTCATAGGAAATCCTGCCATATCTTCTCCTTGATTTAATGTCTACAAATTCTAAACTATAAAAAAATTTTTTGGAAGGACTGTCTTTGCTGATTTGATGAGGGGTGGGGGTGTATAGCTCAAGTTGTGTATCGATATGTGTTTATGTCCCCTGCCACAGCACCCCCTCCGATTTACACAAGGGGGGGTAAACCCTACCCTTACGTATTAACCCTTAAGGGTAAACCACTAGGTAGAAACCCTAATAGGGTAAACCCTACTGTGATTCCATACAGTGTTTGATCTAGATGCGAATGATTCTCATTTACAAGGTTATGCGTTTTTTGCATAGTTTGTCTCACTGGCGCAATGGGGCAATGTAGATCGAGGTCTAAAAGGTTTCTCTATGTTCTCTATGGTCTATGCTTATCAATGACCTTACCTTGTCTCTATCCCTTGTGTAGTCTTATCTATCCCTTGTCTTATCCCTTACGTTAACAGGACAACATAGACTAGGCTTTCTCTTTATTTCCTTTTCTAATTGTAGCTACAAATTCAAAGCATCTAAGGGTTTATACCTAAGGGTTTAAAGTTGTTCAACATAGGGTTTGTACCTATACTTTTCTTTTCTTTTGTTGCTACTATAAATGCACGTTCAATCGGAACGTATCCACTAATAGGTGTCAATATGAACAATGATCTTTTAGACTACTTGGCTGCAATCGGTTTAGGTTTAGCCCTTTGCGTGGGCTTGCTTGAATGGTTTGACATTCTCACAAAATAACTCTTTTCTTTTTTAATAGGTGTCAATATGAAAATTATCCCAATTATCCCAATGACAAAAACCCAGGCGGCTATTGCTTGCGGTTCTTTAACGTCAACGTCAAAAATGCCATGTAAATCCTACAGCTTGCCAACAGAAGCTTGCGTGACAGGGTTCAAAATGGCCCAATTGCCAGGTTCTATTTGCTCAAAATGCTATGCCGACAAGGGATTCTATAAAATGTATGAGAACAACATTAAACCCGCTCAATTTTCCCGTTTAGATAGCATTACGGGAGAATTTTGGGTTTCGGGCATGGTTTCCCATATCGGAAAAGATCCCTATTTTCGCTGGCATGATTCGGGAGATCTGCAAGGGCTTTATCACTTAGAAAAGATAGCAGCGGTATGCCATGCAACACCTAGCACAATGCACTGGCTCCCGACTAGGGAATACGGAATTATTAAAGCTTTTATTGAAAAGCATGGAAAAAATAGCATTCCCAAAAATCTTATTGTTCGATTGTCGGCAATGTATCCCGACAAGCCCGTACAAATACCCGCAAGCTTGCAAAACGTGCTAGGCATAACCGCATCAAACGTGCATACGAAAACCCCTATGGGTTCACCATGCAAAGCCCCAGCACAAAACGGGGCGTGTCTCGATTGTCGGGAATGTTGGACCGATAGTGTTGTTTCTTATGCTTTGCATTAAAGGGCTAAAAATGAAACACGTTGAAATTTGGTTTGGCAATATGACGCACGGGGCTTTTGAGATAGGACGGGACAATAACCCAATGGTCATTGTTAACAGTATTAATGAAAAAGCGATCATGGATCCCGTTGACATTGATGAATATATGCTCTCGGAGGGACACGATAGCTATCTGATTCCCTCTGAATTTAGGGGCGACATTGTATTTTCACAACAATTTTTTAAGGAATTATCAAAATGACAATCAAAAAAGTAAAAACACCTAAAATTCACCCTAAAATTGTAAATGAATGGATGATTTTCGAGGGAATGAATGACGTAAATTCTGTTTTCGGGGCTTTATTGACTTTAAAAAGCTTTATAAATTCACCCGAATATTCAAAACAAGGGGCAACATGGGCCATTGAATCCATACAGGCAACATTGTGCAGCGGGACACATTTAATTGATCAATGGTGCGAAATTGAGGATCCGACAGAATGAAAACGGGAGCTGTCGGGGTTATAACCTCAGAGGATCAAACCCTAATGGAAATTGATTGCATAGTCGCTGGCATGATTTTTTGCCATGCTTTGCACAATCCCAAAATGCAAAAATGCTGCTATATCGAGGAATTTTGGGTTTTGATCGATAGCATTTAAAGCATTACTAAAAATTCCCGCTGCAATATGCGGGTTTTTTTGATAGTGTTTTTGAAGTGAGTGCTCACATCATGCACATTGTTTTAAACCTCCTAGAATCGTTTTTCATGGTTTCAAGCATAGTAGCTATGCCCCGACCAAAAAAACCGCTTAGAACGTGTTTTATGGCATTCTGGGGGTATATTTAAACTGTGTCTCATGCGCTGTTTTCTCATTTTTCGAAGTGGGTACTCACTTACAGTATTTTGCGAAGTGATTACTCACAAACAAAAAACTACGGGTAAACCCTGATTTTGGGTGATTTTACAAAAAAGTGGCATTTACTTTTTAGAAACCCGATTTAACCAATTTTTGGAAGTTCAAAGTTTTT